ATTACTTGTGTCATAGAATAACCATCTCCAGATGTCCTGTGTTAGCGTTCATTCGAAACGTTATTGCGTCTTTTGCCCAAAAGTACTGTCGGTATCCATCTGGGTCTTTAGCATAATCATCCTCGGGAAGGACTATAGGACTGCTATCGTTTGACTTCATAACATCGATCGACAATGCACTTGTTGAATCTGTTCTTAAACCATAAAAGGTCTTATCATGTATAGTGTCAATGGTATCTAAACTTTTGTGTATAGCAAGCATTATGTCAATACGTCCTGTGTTACTGTGGCAATCACTGTAAATGCATTATCAGCAGTTGAACTTACTTTGATCAAGTCGCCATTTGTCAAAGAAAGCTTAGTTCCCATCAATAAATCCTGTGTTGTGTTAGCATCAATTCTCCTATCATAAGCGATATAATATTCAGTTGAACTCCTAACTAACTTAACCGTCACTCCCAAAGTAGAACCATAAATGTTTGTAGCAATCACACCTATTAGAAGGTGTGTTCCTGCTGGCGCCGTGTAAATCGTTTGTTCTGTGGTCCCAGCATTTGCCGTAAGACCTTGTTGAAAACTGGCTGCCATGTCACGTCCACTTTAGATATTTTACTTTATTTATATAATTTTTCTTTTTCATTTGTCTTTATAATCCAATAAATGCTAATAACTTAGCTGTGTTTCCTACACCAGCTGCAGCTGTTGCAAGCTGTTGAACTCCAGCTTGTTTTAGTGCACCATCAGTAGCATCTAATATAAGGATCTTATCCGAATCTGTCGACAATGTACCGGCTGTAGGCTTGCCAGTAAAGAACGCAGAAGTAACTCTAAACTTATTAGAAGAGTCATATGTAAGTTCCCCTAGGCTGCTTCCATTATCCTCAAGATGCTGGAAGAACTCTGAATCATTTTGACCTTTATATACTAATCTTCCTGTAGATGCTGTATATGTAAGTCTGCCATCGCCACCAGAATCAATGACTGTAAGTGCATTTCTTGCTCTAGTGTCTGTATAGTATTTATTCGTAGTTCCTTCGGATAATGAATCTGTTGTTCTTTTTCCGAAGACGGTATTGACTCTTGGTTCTGTGAAATATAAGTTACTGCTTCCTTCAGATAAAGAATCTGTTGAGGTCAAATTGAAGTCAGAATCAAATTTAGCTTTATTATAAGTTGCTGCTGGTGTTAATGTAAACTTACCAGTTGCACTATCATACTGGAATCCAGTTCCTGTAGCTGAGAATTGTGATCTTATTTCTGTAGAAGTAACACCTTTGTATTGTATCAGGCCTGCATCTTGATTGTAATTAAGATGGCCAAATCCACCCGAATCTGCAACTGTAATTGCATGTCTTGCATCTGAGTCATTAAATTGTTGAGCTGCTGCTATTCTTATTTCACCAGAAGGATCATCATATGTAGCAGTTATATTAGTATGATTGGAATGAACAAATGAAGAACTTAAAGCATCTTGTGCTCTTTCATTTGTGAAGTATAAATTAGTAGAACCTTCTGATAATGAGTCAGTTGTTCTCTTCCCGAATACTGTATTGACTCTAGCTTCAGTGTAGTATTGATTAGATCCTTCAGCCAAATCGCTTGTTGTCTTTGTGGCTAATCTTACATCAAATGCTGAGTCAGCTCTTGCTGTTGTGTAATAAAGATTCGATCCTTCAGGCAGTTGACCCGTATTTGCAAGTCCTAAGTCAGAATCAAAGTTTGCTTTTGTGTAAACAGATTCTACATCAAACTGAAACTTACCAGTTGTTGAATCATATGTCAGGTCTCCACCAGCTGAAAAGTGTGCTCTTACTTCTGATGCACTAGGTCCACGATACTTAAACTTACCTGTAGCTGCTACATATGAGAATGCACCATCACCACCAGAATCTACTGCGCTTACAGCATTTCTTGCTCGGGTGTCAGTGTAATATAAATTTGAACCTTCTGCTAAATCACTAGTAGTATGATTTGATATGTCACTGACTTGACCTGTAACATTTCCGGTTAAGTTACCGGTTACATTACCTGTGACGTCACCAATAAAACTGTCAGCCTGTATATTTCTATTGAACTGAAATCTCTTATCAGCGTGAGAATAACTAAATGTAGGTTTATTGCCAATGTTAGCACCACCAAATGTAATGCCTCCACCATGTAAGGCTGAACTATCAGCAGCACTATCTGCAATTACAATGTTCTTATCATTTATAGTAACTGCAGTTGAGTTGAGCGTAGTCTGTGTTCCTTCAACCTGTAAGTTACCTAGGATCTTGACTGTTCCAGTGTTATCACCTACAGCAGCCGGATCAATGATGAATTCAGCAGGGCCTCTTACTTGATTGAAAGTAACATTGCTGTTTGAGTCGAGTGCTTGGTTTGTCGTGAATTGACCGGTTGAAGCATCGTAAGTTAAACTTGCACCAGCACTAAAGTGTGCTCGTACTTCAGCAGCACTTGGACCTGTGTATGTTATGACACCTGAAGTGTTATCATAAGAAAGACTTCCGTCGCCACCGACATCATTAACAGAAATATGAAGCCGTGCTTCTTCAGCACTAGGTCCTGTGTATGATATAACACCAGTTCCACTATCATATGAAAGTGATCCATCACCTCCATTGTCAGTTACAGATACTGATTGGCGTGCTCTAGCTGTGGTGAAATATAAATTGCTTCCTTCTGGAAGTTGTCCTGTGTTTGCTAATCCTAAATCAGAATCAAAATTAGCTTTTGTGTATACTGCCTCAACGTCAAAGCTAAACTTACCAGTTGAAGAATCATAAGTAAGATCTCCACCTGCACTGAAATGTTCTCTTACATTTGCAGGTGTAATAGAACTCGTAAGAGTTCCATCAACAATAATATTACCTTTTACTTTAAGATCTGAATCAACTGTCAACCCATCTTTAATATGAGCTGAATCTTCAACCGTTAACGTACTGTTAAGGGTTGTGGCCTGCTTGACATAAAGTGTTCCGTTAACAACTGCATCTGAATCGACAATAAAGTCACCTTTAACTCTTACACCAGAGTCAGTTGTTGTAAATCTTTCTTTTCCGCTTGTATGATAAAGTTGTACACCACCAACATCACTTGCCTGTATGATAAGTGAGCCATCACTATCTGATTTTACAACAAGTGATTGGCCGTCATTAGGCAGTATATTAATATTGCCTGATTTATTTCTAAATTCAAAATCACCACCAGATTCTTTTATGGTAGTAGATGAATCTTTGAAACTTATATGTTGAGCAGTTGGAAGCTTTAATCCCCTGTGATATATGTCTCTGCGATCTGTTCGTGCAAAGTCAGAATCATTAAAGCTAAACTTACCTGTTGTTGAATCATAGGTAAGATCGTTATTTTGAGAAAAGGCGCTGTAGTGTTGTCTTATCTGTGTAGGAGTAGGACCGGTGAATGTAAATACACCACCAGCATTCGAATCAAAAGCAAGAGTTCCACCTACATTTGGAACATTAGTGATACTGATATTTTGAGCAAGTGCAGTCTTAAGCTGAATGTGTTTCCACTTTGCAGCATCAGAATCATATCTTAAAAGTACACCGTTTGATCTATTGACCGTACCGTCAACATCGCCAAGTGTAGCTATAAGACCTTGCGCAGCAATGTTCTGCGATTGAGGTACGCCGACAACGACTTTTTTGACAATCGTCTTGTCGCCTACTATTACCTTTGTTGCCATCAACGTCTCCTAGGGCGTGACTTGGGGCTTTACAGTAACGATACCTTCAAGAATTCTTTCAATTATATTATTGTTGCTACTATCAAGTTTTGACAACTCTACATCATACACATATCTTCCAGCCGGCATATTGGTAGTATTGGTCTGTATATTAGTCAAAGCTAAGTTGACTTTACCTGCTGTTGAAGGAGATGTGATTGTCGATGTGAATAGAGTTGCGTCCGAGTCTTTTGTGTTATATGTCTTTTTTATTCCAGCCTTGACAGTATAGCCAGTCAAGTTCTTTATGACACCGGCTGTATCTGTGAGTTCAAGATTGATAGATACATCAGTGCCCTGGTCAATTTGTAGTTCTTCGTATTGTGCCATGGCCTATCTCTAAATAAAGTTCCTTCGGATCTATTTATAATCCTATGACCATGTACCTGTCATATCTTTCAAAAGACATCGTTTCACTATACAACACCTTTCTGAGAGGCAAACTTTTTACAAAATCTTCATTTTTTGGTTTACAATTGATGTGTTCTGGTATATAATAGTTATTAGATTGAAGTATAACCAACGTTCCAAGTTCTCTTAAAGAAAGGAAATCATGAAGAACTTCATCTGAAACATGTTCGCATGATGTACATATAATGATATTATGACTTCGGGTATCTCTATGCCCAAAGTCTTCTATTGCCTTGTGCTTGAATGTAATATCTTTGTCATAAAGCATTCTTCCAAACTTAGCACACATAGGATCAATATCAATTGATGTTACTTTAGCATCATATCTATTACGAATCATTTGTGCAAGCAATCCGAACCAACCGGCTAGGACTAGCACGTTCGGCTCATCAATAGCTTTCATATAAGTTTCAAGTTCATCACATACCCACTTCTTACTTTCAAGTTGCTCATTAGTAAGATGCCTGATCAAAGGTCTAACATGCTTCGGACTGATCTCTGAACTGTAATCAATCACGTCTAGAAGAGTGTGGTAGTTATAAAGCATAATACATATATCCATGAAAAGAATTATATACAGTCTATATATTGATATTCCAAAAGAAATGCTGGACTATCAACCGCCTTACTTAGGTGACACTCTTCCAAAGACAGAGAGAACAAAACTTTTATTTCAAGAGTGGTCGCCTTGGCTCACAAAAATGCATGAACAGTATGCTGACAAGATAGGCGTAGACTATAAGTTATTTATAGCTGATAAAAAATACTTAGATTATCAGGCATGGTTTCAGAATAAATATCCTCAGATAACTGGATACAACATAGTTAACTTTTATAAGCTGCATTTATTATATGAGCTTGCTAATGAATATGATGAGATCCTTTATCTAGATTTTGATGCTGTTCCAGTAACTACCGAAAACTTCTTTGATGTATGGAATCTAAATGATGGAATAGCTATAAAGACAAGTACAGATAGAGCTGTTCAATTTTTAGAGCATATACTATTTGATGAAAGGCAAAGAAAGAAGTTTGGTAAAGCTTCTAATAGATCTCCTACCGCAAAGTATTGGAATCAAAGAGCCATGGTTTTATATGATGGGATCGATGGTGATTACTCACAGGTGTTTAATACCGGAATCATAGGAATAAATAGAGAACATCTGAACCGTCTTAATTATTTTGATGACTTTGATTATGTTATGAATATGATGGATGAGTTGAAAGAGGATGATAATGGGATGTGGCCTGACTATGTGAGGTCAATGTTTGGTTGGGACAACGAAACTATTTGGGGATATAAAACAATGCTCAATAAAGTTCCTACTCAACTACTGGATAATGATTGGCATATGTTTTTTGATAAGACTAGTCATATTCAAGAAGAGGCCAAGATAATACATATCGTGAATAAGAGGTTTAGCTATGTCAAATCATGGTGCAAAGAGAATAATATACAGCATCTATACGAATGATCTCAAGGAGCATTCGTCTGCGCCTGATGATAAGAGATCAAAGTATGAAGCATATAAAGAACATCTGGAATCTTTACAGAAAGTATATGCTGAAAGATGCAAGGCTGATTATATCTTAATCAATACAGAGATACGAGATTATGTAGACGTTAACTTGGAAAAGCTCATTGCTTTACAAGACTTTGTGAAAGAAGGATATGATGAAGTATGCTATCTTGATTTTGATGTGGTTCCTAACACAAATAAAAATGTATTTGAGGAGCTGGATCTCAGCAAGATTAATGCTCTATCATTAGAAAGAAGTTATGTTGGTCAGATAAGAGGTGAAAGATTACAATTCTTATTTGACAATGATGCATTTGATGAGAGGAACGTGTATGTTAAAACCTGCGCAAAGAATGCAATGCTACAGCTGGAAGATAAAGACACAAGTCCTATCCTGTACAATACAGGAGTAGTGACAGCAGGAAAGGAAGTCATAAAGAATTTGTCGTTTGAAGAAAGACTACAAGAATGTAAGGATACATTGGATGAAGCAAAAGAAGATAGCCTGTATCCTGAAGAGATTTCAAAATATTTTTGTTATAACAACGAAGTGTTCATAACATATATTATTGAAAAGTATGGTGTGCCTCATCACAATACAGGAGATGCATGGAATTATATACTGGATAAGAGAAGACCGGGTATGCCAGATCATACAGTGATTGCACATTTAATTCACCACGTAAATAAAAATTTTGAGTATAGCTTTGGTTAGAGAAATAGAAGAAAATGAATTAGAGATTCTTAAGGAAGATCCAGTAAGACCTCATCTTGAAAAGATAGGTTCTGGAAAACAGGTGTTTGTGCTAGACGACTTGTCTGCAGTAATATGTGTATGTCATTGTAAAGAAGTGCCAACCAGCGAAGAGGAATTAGAACTTTTCAAACTAGAAGATTCACCTTGCATAGGAGTCTGTAAACTTGATGAAAATGATATATGTCTCGGATGTGGTAGAACAATGGATGATATTCGTGAACGTTTCACTACAGGATCCATCGCCGTTGCATACACTGTATGGAGTAACAAACCGGGAGCTGGAAGAACTATTGTGAATGAGTTACAAGCTTTAGTGAAAGAATCATATTCAATAAAAAGGCTTGTCACATTGAGTCCATTAACAGAGATGGCTACTAAGTTTCATATTAGAAATGGTGCAAAGCTTATCAACAAATCTGAAACCTGCCAAAATTTCGAGTACAGTCTTGACTAGAGTTATATTAGTACGAACCGGTGCTAAGTATGATGTTTGGTATGAGAATAGAATCAAGCATATGATTGATACATATTCAAATATCAAATACGATTCCTTTCATGTGATAAGAGATCACGTCTACAATGATGAGTACAATACATTTAATAAGTTACTGATGTTCAAGTACTTTAAAGATGATTGCCAAAATATATACTTTGATCTTGACACAATCATAAAAGGAGATTGTAATAGATTTCTAACCGAAGAACTACATGCACTCAAGCCAAGTTGGAACACATTACCTATGAACTCAAGTATATTATCCTGGCGTGGAGACTACTCACATATACATGATAAAATACATGAAGATTTAGATTGGTACTACACAAGATTCTGGAAAGGCATAGATGAGTATCTTTGGAAATACTTCAAGCCTAAATTATTTGAGGATGGATTTGTTTCTTTTCAAACTGAACAGGAAGAGAAGGATTATCCGGTGTACCTATTCAATCAAAGACATGAACACATGAAAGAAGAAGGGTGGTGGAGTAAATATGTCGACATATAAAGATATCCTGCAGTATGGGTCTAAATTTTCTTTAAACCTTTATCAATCTCCAAATGAAACGTTAAGTGATCTTAAACACTTTTCTCATTTATGGAAACCATACAATCCTAGAAAGAAACCTGGGCGTGAAGGATTAAGCCTATATTCATTGGATGGAGGATTCACTGGTGTACCAGATTTAGATTCGGTCAAAGAATATTGTATAGAGAATAAAGTTAGGTTGAATGAAATGTCATTTAACCAACCTACTGAGGCCGCTGATTATGTTCGAACATATACAGATCCTTTTGACGGACATGTCGGCAGGAGTCATGTTATTCGCATGCAGCCGGGAGGAATGTTTCCACCTCATAGAGATCATGGTGGACCACGTGGAAGTGTAGATGTATTTAGACTATTTGTGCCACTGAAGAATTGTAACCCACCTTCGATGTGGTTTTGTCTTGAGGATAAGCCACTATTTTTTGAACACGGTCGAGCTTATTTCATAAACACTTTACAAGAACATACTGTGTTTGCAGTTTATGATTGCTCATTTCTAGTTTTCAATATTGAGATAAATGATAAGACAGTAATGAAGTTGATCAATCATATGTCTTCAACCTGAATATTTTTTTCAAACGATGGATATGTAAATTCAGGCCAAACATGAGATTGTCTGATATTCACGTCTTCATTATGAAATCCAACACCTACAGAAAGCAAGACATTAGAAGTGTTTAGTATAGACTCAACTCTTTTCTTATTATGAAGTATGTTATAAAATCCTGTTCTGTATCCTAACATATTGGCAGCAAATGCTAGATACGCTCCTGCAATTCCTACTGAACGATCTTCATCAGTTTTAGTTTTTCCATCTATCACACCTTTGTCATATTCTTTTTCTGTACGCGCAAGTGTGTTTTCATCTCTGTCTCTTACAAAGACTACTAAAAGATTTGCTAGTGTTTGTGTATTGGTAACAGCTTCATGAGGATCCCATCTGATAGTAAATGAATCAGATGAATCATGAATTGCTTGTATGATATTTCTATCTTGAATGAATAGAGCTTTGTAAAATACGCGATTCTGTTTACTTGGACAATGAGTGACCGCGTACTTTAAAGTTTGGATATCTCTTTCGGATATTGATTTAGATAGATTCCAGTTTCTTTGGCACCAAGAAGATTGCTTTATAATTTTTTCTAGCTGTACATTTCTTGATGAATCTGACATGCTATAGTCACCGCCTCTATCATATTCTGGCATTTCCTAAGTTGGCTTTTCAGTTCTTTATTCTTTGACTTCTTAAAAGTATTTAGTTCAAACACCTGAAGCTTAAAGCAGAATAATTTTTCTTTTGCTAACTTATCATTTTCCCAATCATTATCAAAGATAGCTTTTGCAAATCCTTTATAGAGTTCCATTGCATCAGCATCTCTCACATCCCAAACTAAACCTTCTTTCCTTGCGACCTCAATAACATCTTCTTCAAATCCTTTTCTTGATTCATGCTGATATTGAAATGTCCAGTTCTGAATGTCTTCGAGATCACAGTGCTCTAAGAGATCTTCCCATAGTGCATTCCCAGGTTCTGGCCTAATGTCTTCAGCATAGATATTACCATCATCTTTCATCCATTCGGCTCTACAGTTAGTCCTATCTTCATGTGTGTAGTAGGCCATCATAAGTTTTGCATTTTCTAATGACATAATTAACTCCTATGCGTTTTCTATTCTTAAAGTGTATGTGCTCTGTGTCACCGGCGATCCATTAGGAAAGTTTGTTGCAGTATAATTATCTGTATTGAACTGGTGAGTGGTGTATGCACCAGATCCATTCAGCACCGTGTCGGTCATTTGAGAACCTCTAATATTTCCAGATGAAGCGTGATAACGTATTCTTTGATTTGTGCTTGCTGCTTTATATGAAGCGTATGCCATCATATCTTTACCTATCAATGCTGACAAATATGTTAAGTCATCATCTACGCTGTTATTGCCAGAATTATAGTACGGCATTCTTTCAAGCTTAAATTGAAACGCGTCACCAGCTGAATCGATGTATAAAGGTTTCAAAGTTGCAGGTGGATTATCTCCTGAGTAAGTTTGAAGAACCGTGTATGTGTTTATAGTTGTAGGCTGATCCCCATACACTTGTGATGGGATAGAATACGCACCAGCATTTGCTCGGGTGTCTATCATTCCAGTCACGCTTCCGCTACCATCTCCATCAGGTAAAGGCCCTATATTTCCGCCGGGTAGAACGCCAACACTCCATACTTTAGTTGCATTGTTTCCGGTATGTCCAGCTAAGCTCGCATCAGTGGAAATTCTAAACGTTCCATCTTGATCCGTTCCGTCTGCAAGTTCTGTCAAAGCAGTTGAATAAAAAGTGTCAAACATATCTTGCTGACTCATTGGCCTTATAGCTGACCCATCCCAATATATTGGATATGTTCTTGGAGGCCTGTTGTCTACTTTAGTTCTTCCTTGAAACAGCTCAGAGTTTTGATTTAGTACGTATTGAAATAATTCAACATTAGTTGTTACAGTACCTATTCCGCCCAGCGAGCCTTGTGATGGAAAACTACTAACGCCAGATGCTACTTGTGTGTTAATTTTTCTTGTATCTGTTGTAGTCAGTAGTGATGATCTGGTGTATTCAGTTCCATTGCCACGCGAGCTCAATGTACTTACATCAACCGAAGGATGCAGAGCATATGCCCATTTGCAATAAGGAATGAATGCAGCTATTTCAGCTGATGTCATTTCCTGTAATGTATCGGCTACATACTTTAAAGGTTTTCTCACCGCCATAGTTCAAGTTCCTGGGCCAAATATTTGCTTCAATGTCGTTCCACTATCGCTCTTGATAGTGAACGTTACGAGTCCTTTGAATTCTCTAGATGTGATTTGATTTTGTTTAATAAATGCAGCATCAATAGATGAGTCTGCATAGTGACGATTAATTATTGCATCATTATCTATATGTTGAGCATGAACTGCATTTGCACCAAGTGCATTAGAGTCTACAGCATCTGGTACAAACTTAGGAGTAGTTATAGAACTATCAGCAAACTTTGTAGCTGTTATCGCACCGGTTCCAACTCTTGAACTATCTACTGGAAATTTTAACGCGTTATTAGCATTAACAATATCGTTAATACGTACCGTGACAGGACCTGTTACCGAAGCGTCTTGTAAAGCCACAATCGCTGCAACTACATTTGCCGCGCTGTCTGTTAAGTCATCGAGATCACCTACTTGGTTTGCGAGAGTATTAGTCTTGACCCTCCACTGTTCAATGAGTTCATTGACATCTACTGATATTTTTTTAGCCATTTTTCTCCACCAATACTTTTAGCATTTCTTTTATTTCTGAAACATCATTTTCTAGTTTATCAATTCTGTTTTCCTTTGCGAGTCTTTGCGCTTTACGATGCCTCGCCTCATTAACTTCTTCCTGCTTTGTATACAGGATAGCGCCATTACTCATGTCTCTCACGAAACCAGTAGCACCTTCAACTTTTAATTTATGTGTAGGTCTCATTATGCTCCCATCGCTATAACTCTAAGATCTTTAAATACCGGAACTCTAGCATTATTAGTTGAATGCATTACGATCTTAATAATAAATTTTGAGAAAGGAGGAAGATTTCCACCTTGTCCACCTATCAGATATGTATAATCTCTAAATGTGATTCTATCCTCATCTCTTGGTAGATCATTCTCTCTTATAATTTCTGTCCACTTAACATCTTCAAATGCTACATCATCAGTAACGGCTTTGTAGTAAACTCTGAAATCAGAACCAGTCGGCCTGTTAGCTGCCAATGTCATTCTCAATCCTACTGCATCTGCTTCAAGAACAACTGGTCTTGTGACATGCTTTGCAATTGAGGTTCCACCCGTGTTATCTGTTTCTGGAACATAGACCAGAGGTGTATGATAAGTTCCTGCTGCACCGCCTCTTGGATAAGTTGCAGATCCACTATCTTGGAAATCAATTCTGTTATGTACTGTCCAGAGTGAAGCTCTTTGCATATCTAGAACTGGTGATACAACCGGGGAAATCGTGTTCATGGCCACAGCAAACGTAGTTGAGTTAATTCCAACGCCTAAGTTCTGATCACTATTTCTTTTCGATGGAACCATGACTGGATCATTGAAGTAGTTATTTTCACCAAGTGAAAGCGTAGAGAACAACGCATCTTTCTTATAATCTTTGGTCGGCACATCTTCAGCAATTGACTGAGCAGTTGTAAACTTACCGCTTAAAGATATATCAGTAGATGTAGGAATCATAGTTTGAATTGAAGGTGTAAACTGTTCAAACACTATGTTCTTCTCTGCAAACATCGTACTTCCACCAATCGCACCTGTTGAGGTTGCAGCCGTACCGGCCGTGATTGTATAGAAGTCATTATCAGAAGAGTCAACTACTCTGACGCCCATGATGTTTGAACCTAGGATACCTGCATATGAAGTGGAAGAATCAAGACCCATGATTCTCGCTCTGTCTGTTCTCTTAAAGCCATGATCTGGTTGATGAACAACGAGCCTTGTAGATCCTGAAGTTGCTGTGATAGCATCAACATTTAAAAGTTCAAATGGAGGATGTGCGTTTTCTAGGATAGCATTTCCTGAAGGTACAAATTCAGCTCTATGTAATTCAAATGCCATGTCAAAGTTTTGAACTGGTTCCCAAGTTGAACCGTTCTGTGATTTGAACATAGATCCCATTGAAGGCTGCTTAGTAATTTTCTTTTCAGTTGATCCGAATACAAACTCTCCGGTTTCTGCAACATACACATTATAGTCAATTGATTCTGCGAGTAGAACAATTGCATATTCCACACCAGCGTTCAAGTAAACTGGCTCATCAAAACTAAAGTAAGTGAGTGCAGTACCATCTGCTGATGTATTAACCAAAGAAGGCTCAAGATATTTCACTGCGCCAGGAACAATCTCCTCGGCAGAAGGCATACCATTTACAAGAGGACGGATCTGACATTGCACTGGTATCACTGTATCTTTTGTAGCAAACCTAATACCAACCTTTGTGGCAAAGATTCCGTTAGGTTGTACAACTCTAAATGACTGGGCTAATGGGTCAGATCCGCCGTCATCATTATTATCATCATCTTCCTGCTGGAAAGCAATGAGAGTTCTACTTGTATTTCTTACAATATCTAATTGTCTAGTTGATCTGAAATTTCTTTGTCTTGTTTCAAGTATTCCCTTTGAAGTATAAACCACACTTGCAATTGAAGCAGCATCTACCTGATTATCTACTGTGATATCAAGGAACTTAAGTTCTCTTTCACCAGTTCTAAACTTAATAGCATTTGTATTAGGCAAGAAGAATGATCCTTCAATCGTACCTGCAGCATTAGCAATCAGAGGTGAAGAACCTTCAGGGTGAGTTGTTGCTCTATTAAATCTTGTTCCGTATTGTGTAGGATCATCTGAAATATTTTGGAAAGGTTCTTCTCTAACCCAATCATCAACTCTTATTCCATCAAAGTACGGGAAGATCTGTGTATTAGGTCTCATCCCCTGAGCTCTAAAATAAATCTTTCTTGATCTTGCAAATGGAATGACTGCTACATCAACAACCTTATCTTCAATGAACTCTCTAATAGTTTCACTATGTACAACTCTTGTGATACTAGTATTTCTAAAAGTTCGAGTAGTATTACCACTAACCTCAACACTATTGCTAGATGTGTTTTGTAAAGTTCTTCCAGCAAGCCTGTTTAAAGGTGTACCACCCCATGCCCACTCCCAACTATTCCAGAGATTTGCCTGATTAGGATTCAATCTGAATCCACCGTCAATAACTCTAGGTGGAAGTCGCTTTACTTCTTTCCAGTCATCTGAACCCGGTGATATTCTCAATCTTCCTCTATGAACAATCACTTGGAAAGGATTGATGTTTTCAGTCTGCGAATAAAGAGGCTGGTTTAAGAAAAGTTGCTCTGTAAATTTAAGATAGATATTATCACCCATCTTTCTAGTATTAGTTGACTGTGCTGAATCATACACAAGGCCAATAGCGTCTTCAAAGAAAGATGGTCTCATGATCTGATCTCTTGGATCAATTGAAGCTCTATACTCAAGAGTTCCGACGTTTGATGCAAGCTGATCTCTAAAGTTATCAACTAAGAAACCTGCTTTAGTTCTATCTGCACCAGTTGAGTCAAGCACTGAAAGGTTTTTCAAGTCAACTTCTAGTAAGCTTAGACTTGCCATCTCTTCGACCTGATCAATTCTTTCTTCAAGCTTACCAATATCTCTCATGGTATAATTCTTTTGCTCGATCTGGTCAATGTCTAAATCAGAATCATGAAAAGTAAATGGATTCAATTTAATTCTGTAAAGCTCTAAACAGTTATTAGGAAGCTCAGGATACTTAGGATCAAGACTTGAAGTACCTTTGAGGAGTCTTACCTTTGACCCTTCATCAATAACAAGCTTATCATGTCGAGGCATGTAATATTCTACATCAGCCTGAATATTATCTGTAGGAGTTGGAAGCTCATTAACCACAGCAGAAGATGAATCAAATCCAGTGCTGAATCCTGTCTTAAGATTTGCATCTGCCTTACGCGGTCTGAAGTCTACAAAGTTTTGAACTTCAACAACATTTCCATCTGCTCTCGTATGCTTTGGAATCTTACCGTAATCAATCTGTCCTGAATAAGACTGTGAAGTAAAGAAGTCACCAGAAGCACCGTGTGTAAAGTACTGAAACTTAGCTCTTACTTTATTTGTACCTGAAGGTCGTGAAGCACCACCCTTTAAGATCAATCTTGCTGGTCCATAAAAGTTATCTCTTTGACCATTATCAATAATGAATCTATCTGAGATGTCAGATGAATCGCTGCTATCAAGAATCTTTAGTACTTTAAATAGATCTGGCTTTTGAAGAGTGATCTGTGCTGGAACTATTTCCGCTCCACCGTTTGAGTCAAAGTCTAGTCCTTTTAATTCAAGTGTTTGAAGTGTTTTAGGACGAACAGCACCTTGAGACTTAGCTACCTTCGCAAGAATCTGCACGGTCTCTCCAGCCTGAGTTGCTCCTGAATCGTCTGTGTATTCAAATGTTATTCCGCCACCACTTATTGCGAATGACCCTGATCTTGGCTTATGATCTCCAATAGTTGTAGATGTTACAACCCACTGTGCAGTATTTGCAAATGTTTCTCCAGATGCAGAAAGCGTGGATGAGAATTTACCACTTCCATCAAGACTTCCAATAAATGATCTTTGAACTTCCAAAGATATATCTGTTAAAGTCTTTGCTCTTTGTTCTGGTAGAGGAAAGAGAAGTGAGTTGTTAGTAGTTCCTTTAAGTACAGCATTTCCAGTTAGCCCATCAAGAACTATATTACCTACATTGTTCTGTGCAGTTCCAATTGATCTGATCTGACGAGTAGATTTTCCTGGGTTCATCTGAATATCTGTCAGATACCATCTGTAAACACCAGTGCTAAAGTTCTGAACATATCTTACATGAGCTTTACCTAAAGTTCCCCAATCGATCTTTGCACCAGCATCTGCACTAAATGTTCCGTAAGCAGATGAGTTAAGTCCTACTTGTAAATCCGGATCAACATATAACTCAAATGATGTGACAGGATTTGAAGTAGTTCTAACATATAGTTCCTGTGAATTCAATTGAGTCATACCAACGATACCTGTGATTCTTACTTTATCACCAGTACGAAGATTCGAAGCACTATCTACTGTGACAACTGCTGGATTAGCTTTAGTGATTGCACTAATGCGAGTTCCTATAGCAGCAGTTTGAAATGGTGCAGAGTCATAGTTAAATGAGGATCTCAGATCCATCTTCTCCATAGTCCCAATATTTGGCAAATCACGAATATTACGAGTCACAGCCAAGCCGCCTGTATTCGCAACATTTCCTTGAATGTCAAAGTAGTTACCGTATTGAGCAATCGCCACATGATTGTTGATGGTAACTGTGTCCTGTGCTTTATCAATACTGAGCTTTTGAGGAACAGGTTGATTTGCTCTGTATCCATTTACATAAGCAACACCATTTGAAACGTTTAACTTTAGTTTAGTTGGAAATGAATCATCTTCATCGAACTTAATTAAGAAAGGCTTGACATTAAAGTCACCGTTTGTTTCTTTTGTCCTTGCAGCCAGAAGATCATTAATCTTATTGTACTGGTCAAATCCAGTAACTGTCTGCATAACTCTACCTTCAACAACTTCTGCCATGAAGACAAAGTTTTCATTTGCAAGAACTAAATCCTGAGTGGTTAACTCAAGTCTGATTCTAAATCTATCTGCTCCAGGAGCTGATTTATTTGGAAGCACACCTTGATTATCAAAGAGTGTCTCATCATCTGCAGTTGTGACCACATCTTGTATAACTTTAAATCCAACTTTTTTAGTAGGCCTGTTGCCATACTTGTCAATCAATATTGATTGAGGCTGAGCATTAACAAAATGCCCCTGCACAAAGAAGTCACCTCCATGTACAGATGCTCGAGTTCCTACACCAACAGCTTTGTCAGTTGTAGTATTTGTAGATTGAACTGTAAGAACTTCTCCTGAATTTGCACCAGTGATGTTTTCTCCGGGTGGAACTCTAACAGGTTCTGAGCCAGCTGTACCTCCAGAGGTATCTGTGTATCTCACATAAAGAGTTGCAGGATCCGTTGATGTTGCTGCAACAATTTCTAATACTACAAACTTAATTCCAGTAGGAGCAGAAGTAAACTCGTCTCCGATCAATGGTGTAACGTCAGTAGGTAAAGCATTAGTAGTGGTGTTAAGCTTTATGAATTCGTATTTTCTATTTACAAGTATTCCACCGGGATTTACAGCAGCACCTTCTTTGAAAATATTTTTTCCAAATCTCGCGATCTCTTTTTGCAAGATAGTTTGTGACTGTGTAAGTTCACGTGCTTGCAAAGCTCTTCCAGAGTTAAACAAGATTCTATGAAAGTTATTACTATCTTTATAGTCGTCTCTATAAGTTGATGATAGTAAATTCTCTGTAAATGAAATTGGCATATCTTATCCTATAATTGTACTACAATCTTAATGTCTTCAGTTTGACCCGTTGCTCTTGTCACCGCTGCTCTATTATCAATGAACATAACCTTACCGCTAGCTATATTTACACCTGACTCAATGAAAGCATCTGAGTCAGCATCTGTCGCTGCAGCTTCTAGCACTCCTTCACCGTTACCATTTGTCTCTTGAATAGTTTCAGCCTCAGCAAATTTACCAAAGCCGGTTTCTTCTGTCTGATGATAATACAATCTTGATGAGTCGAAATCATCGATGTAAGCTCTTGCATTAGATGAAACACCTTGGATTGTTCTATCCTTTGTAAAGTTCTGTGATACGGTTGCAAACTTCAATGACCTTAATGCTATTTCTGCATCAATTTGAACCGCTGAATCTGGTAGTGAGGACTCTTTAGGAATCAAAGGATTCTTCAATAGAGTCACTTGTCTGAAATCATTTCCGATAATAAACTTCTTATTCTCATCACCGGTGATCTTAGCATTGAACATAATTCCAAATGATCTTAAATCTTTTCTCGCATCAGCACCCATTCCGGAATCTTCATTTGTGGTAAGAATAGGTGTTGCTTTTGCACCAGTTCCTCCTCCACCAGTAAGAGTTACAGAAGCAAAGTCATATCCTCTACCAAAAGCCTTTCCGCTTCCTGAATCGTTCATTTCAATCTTAACAACCGCGCCACCGGAAACTGTTGCGGTGGCTGCTGCTGTTTTTGTAATTAATCCAGTGGTCATACCGATAGAGTCTTGACCTCTACCCGTAATGTTTACTGTAGGTGCACCGGTGTATCCAGTTCCCGGTGAAGTAACTTTAATTCCTAATATCTGACCTACTTCGGCTGAATCCTGTATCTGCTTTTGTTTTGTCTCGTTAGCGTCGGTAGGAGTTATAACTTTTTGAACAGGTATGAAATTAGCAGAAACAAACTGAGTAGCTTTCAAAGCTGAGATAGTATAGAGATATTGCCACACATATCCATCAGCTGTAGAAAGAGGTTGACGTGATTCTCCAGTAGGTTTCACAGTTGAAGTAACAGCTGTACCGAAAGAAGATTTACCTTGCTGCAAACACATGAACACCTTGTTCTCGTCCGTAAAAACATAGTAGTTAGTTTGTGATGCTAGTGAATCATCATAAGCCTCATAGGTTGTACCAGAAATCCAGTTGTAACGAGGAACAACAAATGAAAATATCTCTGCGTTTTTAATAGATTGAAGTTTAGTCCGCGCATTTCTTTCTTCTACATTAGATTGTATTGGTGTAGGAGCCAAGTCAGCGCTATCCCAGTCTTGTGATTCGCCGATTCCTAAATAGTATCTCTGATTCGAATCACCAATATCATCGAAGAGTTTTTCAATAAAGAATCTTTTTAATTTATTTGTTGCAATTGCTGTCATTTTCTATCCCTATGCTGAAACTATTCTAAACCAGTTTGTCCCATCCCATATACACATCGCTGCTTTATTCTGTGCAAGTGTAAAGCTGGTTCCATCGGCAAGACTTGTCGGAGTGATTGTAGCAGTACCAGCTCCTTTGTTAGTAAATATCTTTTGTTCTCCTACAGTCGTTCCATCGTTCAACGTCAGTGCAAGAGCTGTGAGACTGTTAATAACGATGTGACCTGCTAAGTCAGAAACTGTTCCGGTTGAAGTGATTGTAGAAGACGTCATCGCAAGTTTCTTAAGCGAAACTGAACCTTGCCCCTTTGCATCAATTTGTAGATTGATATTTGTATTTGCACCACTTGAAGACAATGTTGGAAATCCTGTTGCAGAATCTCCATTGGCAAGAGTTACATTATAAACAGCATTTGCAGTAGCTGTTACGCTCATCAATCGTGCACCGTTTACATCATTGACTCCTGTGACAAGTCTTCCTGTCGTAATGGTCGGTGATGTAAGTGATTTGTTTTCGAGTACAGCCGTTGTCTTATTAAATACAAACGTATCTGAATCGTTGAGTAGTGGTAGGTTTACGTTACGATCAGCCACCAAATTAGACACAACAAAGTTATACGAGTGACTGAGATCATTATCCTTGATTGAAGGGGTTGTGAATGTTGGCGATAAAATGGTTTTGTTTTTAAGGGTCTGTGTAGCACTGTCGACAATTATAGCTCCTGTTTTATCAGGCAAGATTTGTGTTCTTATGCCAGTAGGATTTACAACCTTTACAGTTGTGTTGTTACTGTCAGTCAATGTACCTTCAAACTTAACACCGTCAGACGCAAACTGCACCTGCCCTGTAATACCAGTAGAATCTCCAGAAAGTCTAGTATAGACTTCTCTAAAATTAGCATTTATCTTAGTGGCAGCATTACGGAGAGTATCTCCTGTACCATCATTTGCAGTAGTGCCAGTAAAAATATTTTGTCTTGCCATTGTTTATAATCTCTTTCAAAATTGTATAGCTGTATTTATAATCATAAGTAGTCCTCGAATCTATCAAAACTCATTCTTTCAATAGTATTACTCATTCTCACAGCTCCAGTAGGTCTGCCAGAATCCTCATCAAACGTTGGTGAATTGATATCCAATAATCCATCTGGATTCGGTGCAATCTGTCCATAACTTGCAACCAATTCATCGACTTCTACGTTTGCATATTCGCTAACTCTTCTATGTCTAATAATAGTTTGATCTGTATCTGAGTCAGATCCATCTCCTAAGAACACTGCCATCTCGTATGGTTTCGCTAAAGCACCCGGTAATAGAGGTAGACTTGTACTTGATACGACAATATCTGTAACACTCGTTTCAATTACATCTGGGGTATTTATACCGATAGTTGTAGTTGTATCGAATGACACTTCAGCTCCTAAGAACCAACCAGCCGGATGAACAAATCTCTTATATAATGTGTTCCATTGTGAAAGTGGTATAGATGACTTAATCAATATAGAAAAGATCTGAAATAGTTTTCCATCTTGAATAAATTTAATTGATTGAGGACCAATCAAAGATTCATTCACTATGAATAGATCTTTCTTAGGATATATTACCTCAACCTCTTCTCCAAAGAATGCTCTAAAGAATCCTTCAGATGAGAATAACGTTCCTTTAACTCTAAAATAATTTGCAAAGTTTCTAAGAGCTTCTCTTGGATCTGTGAAGTTACCAGCTCCAGCGCCTCCTCCAACTTCAGCAAATATCTGATCAAGAAACTTTAACTGCGTTCTTTCAATATCTCTTATTCCAAATAGCTCGTTGATTGCAGAAAAAGTTTCATCTGAATCTAGATAAGCATAGTACTCTTCTAAGAATGTTAATAGAAAAGGATAGTCTCTTTGATAATATTCAGGAAGAACTTCAAGAACTTGATTTCTTCTAAAACTATCGTTATGCCTTTGGAAATCTGTTAGAGTACGTTCCCTCATGTAAGAGTCACCTCAGTTGTTTGAGTATCAATTGTGCCTTGTGCAAAGGACGCATCAGTATCAATCTTAAGAACAAAGTTACGTAAAGGCTTCACTGTCGCTTGATTGAGAGGATCAGCTGTAACCTTAATAAAATCAGTACCACTTATGAGAGCTTCAGGAGCAAATCCTACGAGAGATATCCTACCGGCCGCAGGAAAGTATGCGCCAGCATTATCTACTTGAGGAACATCTGTTGAAATGTTTACGATCTCAATCGTGGTTGTTCCAAGTTTATTTCTAAATCTACACACATCATTATTGAATCTAAATGGACCAGATGAAATTGTATGAGTGGCTGCGTTTGGAGCAGCAAGTTCTTCAGGAAATTGAATATCATAACTTACTGATGCTGCTACTGTAGGTACAAGTCTTTGTTGTAACTTAACATCAATACGAGATGAAATTACAAAATCACCTAGTGCATCAATATTTGTTAAAAGATTAGATCTTCTAAAAGTGCTACCAAACTTATCAAGTGTATTTGTAAAATAGTTAATTATCTCCGTGAAAACACGTGCTTCGGTAGTAGCTCGAGTAAGTGATGTCTTTGAAGGATCAAAATCAAATCCACAAATAATCTCTAAGAAAGTTTCTATAGGATCAACAAACACCGTGCCGATTGACATGATAGAAAGACTTGTCGTGAGATTTGCTACAATACCATCTTTGATAGTTTGCTTTTGTGATTCAGATGTTCCATCTGCAAACTTAAGTGCTACATACACGTTACCATAGTTTGTTGGAACATTATCCTCTCCACCCCAAGCAATAACGTCAGTCACAGCCGAGTAGTTAGATAGGATAAGAGCTCTATAATCTTCTGCAGTTACAAGTCTTTGCTGTGATGAGAAAGCAATAGGTGCATTCTGTTTAATAGATTCGATTGTTTGTCTTGCTGCACCACCTGCACTGTTTGATTGCGTAACAACTGTAAGTGGATATTCAACACCGTTTACTTGTATGTTTGCACTTGGTGTAAATGTAGATCCTGCGTTTCCAGCACTACCGAGTGTTGAAAGATATGAAACTTTTACAACTGAACCTGCAGCCGGAGCTTTACCTATAGAAACTCCATCACCAAAGTTAAGTTCATAGTTTCCGTTTGGTGATTCTACAAGTTGATAGAACTGTGAAGTGGATGTAACTCTAATAGCCTTGTTAATATCTAGATATGTATCGAATGTTGTGGAAGCTACGTCTGGATATACAAGAACCTTAGCGGTAGAGGTATCAATTGTTTGATCTGGTATTACGTAGATCTGTCTTTCAGATGCTTCGCCTACAAAAAATGTCTTTGTTTTTTCTTCACCTTCAAATACAAATATTCCATCTGTGCCATCTGTCTCTTTGAAGACATAGTTTCCTGTACCGTCATCTGTAGCAAAGTGATCTTTAAGAGTTCTAAAAGTATATGTAGTTCCTGCTATAGAAGAGGTAAATGTTCTTCCCTCAGAAAGTGTAATGGTTGCAGGTCTTCCTGCCACACCGGCAAGATTCACTGATATGTTTAATATTGCTGCAGCTGAGGTTGCAGATCTTGGTGCATATCCAAGAGTTTGTGCATGAGATACAATTGAACTTCGAAGTTGTGCTGTATTAAGGAAAGATTCGTTAAGTGCAAAGTTTGCAAGTAGGCCATTATAGTGAGTGTTGTAAGCAAGGACATCGAGAATGTTACTGAGTCCTGATCCTTCAAAGTTATAATCTTTGAATTCTGGTTTTGCAGCAAGGAAAGTTTTTAAACTTGTTTTGATATTATTGAAATCAAGCTGCGTGGTAGTAATATTTGTTGCCATTATCTTATCCTCGATACTGAAGTTGTAAGTGTGACAAGTTCTTGTACATTGACAACTTTAAATGTTATTACACACCTGATGGAGTTCCTATCAGCCTCGTTATAGACCTTAATATCTTGCACTTCTGCTCTTGGTTCCTCGTTGTTTATTACGTTCTCTATCCTAGGAGCAAGAGTTGATATCGTAGGATTGTCAGCAAGCTCAAACAAGAGATCATTGAGATTTCCTCCAAACACAGGTCGAAAAGGTTTCTCACCCCAGTTTGTCATAAGAAGATTCTTTACAGATTGCTTTACTGCAGCTGCAGAGGTCTTCTTAAACACGTCACCAGAAGCACTCTTGAGAAAACTCAAGTCAATATCTGAATACTCTCTATTCCTCCTCGATCTGAGGGTGGAAGTATCCTGATTTCCGTCTTCTACCGAGAATGCTTTTGCCATTTGTTTTCCTTGTCCCTTCTATTTATATCTTTTATGCCAAGATTTCAATGAATTCTTTTGTTGCTTGTGGCTTGTTATTGAAGAGAGTTTCAATCTCCATCTTGTAATTGCAGTTATAATCCTCTGCTACAAGCGGCATCTGTATGATGATCTGAGCATTTAAGGCTCCACTCGGATCAAACTTATCATAGTTCAGAGTAAGCTTGTCATAGAAAAGATTATCTTTCAGGTGAACTGCAAGATCAAATGTCTTAAGAAGATCTGGTCTTCCGCTTCCACCAAGTAACTCATAAACTACGACTTGACCCTTTGTAGCGAGATCGTTAAATGATCCTGGTGTAAGAGTCTCGTTAGGACCTTTTCTATAAAGGCCTTCTACCACAACCATTCTATGATCCTTGAATCTTCCTGAATGATCGTTCTGCACAGACTTGAGAGCTTCGGCCTGAAGATAGAACTGCCTTGCGATAGCATGTCTTTCTGCATCTGAAGTGATATGATCAAGAGTCACTTTATCTCCACGTCCTCCTAAGAACTTCGCCATCGTGATACCTCTTCCAAGCTTAGTAGAAGAAGAGATGAATGCCTCTCTGTTTGGATTGAAGTTAGGATCTGGTGTTATCGCACGAGGTATAGGCTTAGGAGTGATCTTCTTCGTCACACCTCCCGGCTGCTTCTGTCCTATAGTTCTTACACCGATTATAGGTGTAGGTGACTTCGCAACGATTCTTCCGAGGCTCGGAGGAGCCGAAGATGCAAAGTCTGCCGAGAGAACTCCGGAGCTGATTTGATTTGTAACGAATATCGTGTTGGCAAGAGTACCTGCATCACGAAGCTTTGATCGAACCTCACGAGTCGAGAGATCTCGATTTGAAACGTTACCGTTATCTGCAGTTCTGTCAATCGCCTGAAAGAGAGCGTCTGACGCGTCTACCTGAACGATAGGCGATCCTACACTCGAGTTCTGAACGAGCTGAGATACGTTTGATGCTGTTGGTTCTGCAGTGGCGGTTGTGTCTACCGTCGTGCTCGAGGCAGTGTAACCGTAACCGGCACCAGCATGAGATCCCGAAGAAGGATGCAGTCCGGCCTGATTTGATATCATGGCCTGAGTTGCTGTACCCTGCAGGTCTCCGTATACTGTCGGCACGGTGACGGTATCTCCTGCAGATATGGAATGTCCTGTATACATGTTGTAGTTGTACATGATCACGTTCTGTCCACCGATAGTTCCCGTATCGCCGAAGACAGATATCGAAGGTGCGGCCATGTTTGCGTTTACTCGAGCTGTAATGAACGCGTTTGTCTGTGAGGCGAGCCTGAAGTCAGATCCGGTCGTCACGTTGTAGGTGGTTCCGATAACCTCCTTGAGTGCGCCCTTGACGACCATGTTCTGGCTGCCGAGCGTGGTA